CCAGAGAAACAGTAAGGTAAGTTTTGATGTAAGACCAGCACAAGCTGATCATGCACCCTCCTGTTCGTCCAGAGGGGTCTTAGGGCAGATGTCTGGTGCTAGGGCTGATGAAGTTATAGCTGATGACGTAGAAGTTCCTAATAATTCCTTTACTCAACCTATGAGAGACAAGCTATCTGAAGCTGTAAAAGAATTTGAAGCAATACTAAAACCAAATGGCAAAATTACCTTCCTTGGTACACCACAGGTAGAAAATTCTGTATATCTAACACTAGAAGAACGTGGATATGAAACTAGAATCTGGACTGCTAGATACCCAGAACTAAAAAACAACTACGGAGATAGACTTGCCCCAAAAATCCAGAAAGAACTCCTGGAAGGTCTTGTAAAGCCTAAAGATCCTGTAGATCCCATAAGGTTCTCTGCACAGGATCTAATGGAACGTGAAGCTTCCTATGGACGTTCTGGCTTTAACCTTCAATTCCAACTGGACACCACCCTTTCAGACCAAGATAGATACCCATTAAAGATAAACGACCTGGTAATTGCTTCCATTAACAAAGAATTTGCACCAGAAAAAGTTATCTGGTCTAACAATCCCGAATATGTAATACAAGATCTTCAATGTGTAGGCTTCAATGGTGACAGATTCTACCGACCTGCACAGGAATTTGGTGACTTTATAGAATATACAGGTTCAGTTATGTTCGTTGACCCTTCTGGCAAAGGTAAGGATCAGACCGCTATAAGCTGCGTGAAGATGCTTAACGGTAATTTATTCGTAACTGAGTGCTTAGGACTGTCTGGGGGCTATACAGACCCTGTTCTGGATAAAATATCAAGACTAGCTAAAGAAAATAATATTAATACTATCCTTATTGAACAAAACTTTGGTGGTGGTATGTTTGCTGAACTTCTAAAACCATTCATCTCACGCATACACCCTTGCCAAATTGAAGACATTAGAAATAACAAGACCAAAGAATTACGAATAATTGATACTCTTGAACCTGTTATGAACTCTCACCGTCTAATAATTGACCGCAAAGTGATTGAAAAAGATTTCAGATCTAACCCACAAGAAACCCCAGAACGTAGATTAAAACTTCAACTTGTTTACCAACTATCACGAATCTCTCGCCACAGAGGTTCTTTAGTTCACGATGACCTCGTAGATTCTCTTGCAGGGGCAGTTGCCTATTGGACTGACTATATGGCTCAAAATGAAGACCTAAATATGGCTAGAAGGCAAGATGAACTTCTTTCAATACATACAGATAACTGGAACTCTCTCTTCAATAACACTATCTCTCAATCCGCTATGGGTATGAACTCTCAACAGATAAGAAATTCTAATGTATCTACTGATGGATTTATAAGTGACGCTTATTAAAGCCTTGTATAGGAGAGATAAAGGTCCGGTTCTCTCCCGCACTAAGGAATACACTTAAGAATACACTTAAGAATACACTTAAGAATACACTAAGGGGGGTTCTACGACTGCCTGCTGCATGATCCTCACTACCCTAAAAATATTTAGGAACAAAAATTTGAAGGGGTAATGCGTATATATGCGTTGCAATTTTACCCGTAGCCTATCGCAAAAATTACAAAAAAAGCAATATAATCTAGCAAAACCATTGATATAACTAGAATCTCATAATATATCTTATATTATTATTAGGGTATTCCTGGTATTTTGTCTTGACTTGGTTCTTATGGCTCTTTATTTTTGTTTATGATCGGTACATATTCTAAATATTACAGAATGTTAAGTTGGATTTCATAAGTGATACTAAGGGGTTAGAGGAAAGTTTCTATTGAAGCCTTGCAGTAGGCAACAATATATGTAATGATATCAATATCAGATCAAACCGATTTGATTCAAACCAAACTAAGAACCACAATGCAAACAATTAAAGTATCAACCAGGTCAGCTTATGGCCAGACTTATGTAGATGTTATTGATGACAAGACAAGGGGTGCTTTACAGTCTTTGACAGGCAACAGCACACTAACTCAAAACAATATCAACTCTTTGAAAGTCCTAGGCTTTAACTTTGAGTTAGTCCAGGACAAACCACAAGACATTAGTTTTTAACGATTCCTTAAAGCCTTTTCGCTAGGCTTTAAAGAGTCCTTAAACCAGACTCTAAAACCAAAACCAAATTAAGAACCATTATGACTACTTTGTTAAGTGTTGAAGAAACAAACAAACTAAGCATTTCAAAACAGATTGAAGCTTTAACAATGAAAACATTAGACCAGGATAGGGAAGACCTGGCAGAGTTTAAAAAGATCATTGAGTTTTTAAAACCTTACGAGGGTAAAAAACTAACTAAAACAGTATTAAGGAAACTTAATATATTTTTAGATAGACCTTACACAAAAACTGAGTATGGGGAATGTATGAATAGTAAAGGTTATTTTTCCAGGCAGATATGCCAGGATTCATGTTCTTATATCGAACGCTTAGACTATTCAAACTCAGGCGGTAGGCAAGGATTAAGCATACTTTTAAGTCACTCTGAAAAATGCCCAGTAATAAATATTAATTTTATTATTGAAGAAAATCCAGCTTATTCTAAAACATTACAAAGAAACATAGGAAAAGCCCAAAGTCTTTTAAGTTATCGCAAGCATAGAGAGCTAGCGAAAAGATGGGAAAAATTAAACAATGCTATGTATGAATATAGACAGTTGTTAGATCAGTTCCCAAACAAATACGCTTTAAAAGAATTAGGCCTTGAATCTTATTGAATCTTTCCAGGTGGGCTGTTAAGCCTACCTTGAAAGGCTCTCAACCTTTCACTTACAAACCTTATAAAGAACCACTAAACAAATGTTAAATACTACAATGTATAACTTCTTAGATGCTCGTTATACAGTCCATAAAGTTAATTGTGGACATGAAAAAGCAATGTATCAAAGTTTATTCTGTGACGAGCTGCTAGGCTTCACAGATACCCAAGCAGAAGCAGAGAATAGATGCTATCAACATAGGCTTAACTTCTATAAAGAATTAGAAAAAGGCTTTAAATAGAATCTTTCCTAGTGGCTATTAGTAGCCACTCTGAAAGGCTCTTAAACCTTTCACTTGTAAACGTAACTATTAACCACAATGATTGTATTAGAAATCCTATTAACAGTAGGAGTAGTTGTACTCTTTGTTGAACTTTCAGACAGGTTCGACAAGTATGCAAGGCATCACAAATTAGTACAAAACAAAAGAGATA